CCGCAGAGCCAGTGCCGGGTAGGGTTACGTTATCGGCCATGTTATGCGCTCAGTGCGGTGTAGGTCAGAGAGGAGCATGAAACGGTATCGCCCGATGCTACGGTCAAGCCGTTAGACATGTTGATGTCGCTTGAACTTGCAGCAACTGCGCAGTGGACACACACAGTACCGCCCGATGTTTGCAGTGTTGCCGTGGCTACCGGAGAGGCGTTGCCGGTTGCATTGGTATCGCTGGTGATGGCGTTAGCTGTTGCCGTGCCTGCCGATGCCGCACCGAATGGGGTTGCACTCATTACCAGAGTGGCTACAGCCGTGCCCGGAGCGCTTACCGTGCCAGTCAATCGGAAAACTAGCCGAGGCGATGCGCCTAGCTGTCCAGTCACGTAATCGGTTGCGCCGTTGCGAATTGCGGTTGTGTGAGTTACTGCCATGATTATTCCCCTTTGACTTCGGTTTGTGCTTGAAAGAATGCGTCTCGCTGCTTTTCATCAACGAAGCCGACTAGCTCTACCGTTTCAGTCTCTCCGGTAGCTGCTCGCTTGATTTCAATGGTCATTTTGACCTCGCCCACTACACCAATTAAATCAGCCATGATTAGTCCTCGCTCACTTCAATTACACCAATAGCGCGGCCATCAGGCCCACGCTCTACCATCCTTCGCTTAGGCCGGTTCATTTGCTGCACAGCGTCTGCCAGCATGGTCACTGCCTGAGTGATAGCCTGCGATTGTGCGTCAACTCCTGCCACTGCTTGAGAGGCCATCGCCTTCACTTCCTCACCCACTGCGCCTAGTTCTTCCTTGCCATCAATAGATATTTGAGCGGTTGGCTTCTCTGCGGCCTGCGCGTTCATTGCGGCAATCTGTAGCTTTGTCTCGCTGTCAAGCTGTGCGCGGTACATTGCGCGCTCTGTCTCGGCTTGTTGTTTGATCTGCTCCAGCTCTAGGGCGTGCTGCATCTTCGCGGCTTCGATTGCTTGCGCATTCTGGGCTTTGAATTGCTCAGTCTGTGCCATTGCGGATTGTTTAGCCTGCTCCAATTGCATAGCGGCCTGAGCCTTGATCTGCTCGGGGTCTGGTGGAGGCGGTGCTTCTGGCTTAGGCTCATTCATCTTTTGAATGGTGTTTTCCAGCACGTTCTCCAATTGACGCCCACCCTTGAAGGTACGGACAACGAATTGCAGAACTTCGCCCACCAGAGCGCCCATCTCAGGGGCTGCTTGCACCATGGGCACTGCGTCTCTCAGGACTGCGCCGAATGCTTGCATGAACTCCGTGCGGCTTTGCTTTTCGCCGATTTCGTCCATTTCCACCAGAGAATCAGCGGCTACTTCGATGCGGAAAGAACGGGCGGGTTCTTGTTTAATCAGTGCAATGGCTTGCTCGGCATAGGGCGCGTCATCCGTCCCCAGAATGCCGGACATTTGAATCAGGCTCTCAGGGCTGTACAGGTCGCACATCATTTGGGCTTTGATGCGTAGCAACTCAGAGCAGAATTGCGCCACTTCGGTCTGCATGCGCTTAAGACGCAAAGAGGCGTATTGGCTCTTGATCTGCTGTGCTGTCGCGGTCTCTGAGGCCATAGACGCGCCTCGGATGATGTCTGACAAGCCGGTGACTTCGTAGACCACCTGTTTAGCCTGCTCTCGGGCTGTGTAGCAATGGGTTAGGGCCATTACCACTTGGTCAAGCGGCAGGAAGTCTACAGCCCCTTTGAGTCCGCCCTTCTCACCGAATGCCGCCCACGAATCCACGCCAATGAGGGTATTGTTCACGCCCTCATTCAGCATTCGCTCAATAGCTGGTTGGCTTGCGTCGTACACGCCTACAACCTTCAACGCCTCAGTCAGCATACCTATACGCTGCGTCAGCATGTCGATTTCTTCGGCTTGGTCTTGATAGAGAGTGTAATCAGGGACAGGGACTAGCGTGTCTGTGGTTTGGGTAGCGAAAAGCGGTTTGGGGCAGGGCCAGAAGTTGTCCAACCCATACGGGTCTTCCTTGCTGTCCAGCATCTTGGTATGCCCCTCGGCAATCCAATAGACGCGCTTATCGTTTTTGCTCCAGATTTCCCAAACAATGGCCTTTTTGAGGCTTTCCTGCTCGGCTTGGCTTGCATCTGTTTTGCTCAGGTCATCCAATCCGATCGGCTCATGGGCAAGGGGAACCTCTTTAAAGTCCTCGCCAAAGCGCTTCACGCCGTCTGCACGGCTCATGTAAATGCGACGGGCTACCCATACCACCTCATCCCATGTACGGGCGGGAGAGCATCGAAAATCTTTCCAGAATACGTAATCAGTGGGAGTGCATTCGTAGGTCATGTCGGGCTGCTCGCCCATAACATCCTCTACAGGTTCCTCGATTACCTCTGCTTCCGCCACTTCCTTCGTTTCAAATCGAACCCACGCTGTTCCACGTCCCGGCAGTAGCCGATCAAGTACCGCATGTTTATTCGTATTGTCGAAGTCACCATAGTGGTCGATCTCGTATTGGAGTGCGCGCTCAAGGATAACCGAAGCTGTGCGGCCTACGGGGTCTTTATCTTTCCAACGGCGCTCTACTTGTGCGCGTGGGGTGCGGCCATACAAGGCGGGGAGCATCGTTTGGATGTTTGCCCACAAGATGTTGTAACGCTTGCCGTTATCGCTCCAGCCTTGACGCTCATCACGATAGCGCTTGACGATCTTGTCGCCGCGCTTCTGCCACTTCTTGTCCTCATCCTGAGCGAGTTTTAGCTCTTGCGTCCAGCGGCGATGTTCGTCTACCGGATTGATTTCGTCTTCTGTCATGGGGTAATCGCGGCAGATACCGCGCCATTAGCAGCAAAGGGAATGCCGTTTGCATAGGTTACAGCGGCATTAGTAGAGATGCACAGCCCACTAGCAGACAAGGGAAGGCCATCGGACCATTGCACATCAGCGGGTAGCCCTGCCGTAGCGTCAAAGTAGCGCACCCGTCCTGCGTCTGTCAGCAATAGACCGTTGCAATACTCATCGCCACCAGCAGCAACAGCGCGGTTCAATCCTGCGGTGGATGTGAGAATGCCGCCTAGGAATGCGTCAGTAGCTACGGGTGCGGCTGTGCCTAGCTGCACTTGACCGTTGATGACGGATAGAACGCTCATCGCTCACCCTTCATAAATGATTCAAGGGTAACGGGAGCTTGTCCGTTTTCCTGCTTGGCAAGCTGATAAGCCCGATATTCAGGGGTTACCGCCATTGCCTTTTGTGCCTGTCCAGCCATGCCGCCTAGCTCGGGCTTTGCAGTTCTCAGGGCTTTGATGATTGCTTCTAGCATTAGAACCTCTCGCGCTTTGTAGGGGTTTCTGCCCAGAGTTTATCTAGGGATTGGGTGATTATGCGCCCATTTACGCCTTTTATGGCAAATTCTGCGGGTTTTTCGGGTTCTTTTGCGACAACTTGCGACATTACTTGGCACCCATAGGCGAAGCCATCGCTAGGGTGAGACGCCCAATTGTGGTTAGGCTCTCGGCTAAATACGCCCGATTCCTCGTTGTAGACAAACTCCCATGCCATTAGTCCGTCTATGCCTTCCTCGCACTTGGTCTTATGGAAAGCGCACTTCTTGATTGTGGTTCGCGCAGCCTCGATCTGGTCTGATTTGCGAGACTGGGGGACTATGGCCAGCTTATCGTGCCCAAAAGCCGCAATGAATCGCTCTATCGCCGTGTGCTTGCTTTGGAATGTCTTGGCCCGTGCGTCAGACGGTAGCCATATCTTCCCTAGGCAGTTGCGCCCACCAATATCGGAGAGCTTGTCTCTCAGCTCGGGTATCCAGTCATCAGCATCCATGCCGTTACCCTGCGTGTAGTCCACAAGGTTAAACCCGCCCGGCACTGATTGCCAAAACCACCACGCCGTTGTATCCCTAAAACCAAGGTCAGACGATATGACAATCTTCGCCCCGTCTGGGTCGTACTCTACGCCATCATGGATTCGTCCTTCTCTCTCGGCTTGTCCCACCCACTTAGCCAGAATAGCGCCTTGGCTTGAGCCATACGCCCCGTTCCATACGTGCTCGGCTTTATCCTCATCGGCTTCAAAGTCTGCCAGCATATCCGCATATAGGGGCGTATTCTTAAACCAAGGATTGTCGTACCAGTTAATCATGATGCAGATAGCGTCCTCTCGCTTGTCTTTGCGAAAGAACTTATCTACTGCATCTGTCTTGTAGCGTGGATTCCAGCTAAACCACAGTTCAGAGCCGGGTTTACGGATAGTAGGCCGTAGCAGGTCTAGCGAGTGCTGGCTAAGGGTCTGGGCCTCCTCTACCCATGCAATATCAAAGCCTTCTAGGGACTTGATGTTTGCAGCATTGAAAGACTGCAAGCCCTTGAAGATGATTAGGCTATCGTGCGGTCCTCGTATTTCTGATTCCAGAATGGTGAACTGCGAATCTAGGCCCATGCCTATGATTTTGTCCACAATAAGCTGCTTAACAGATTCCTTGATACTGATCTGCACCTCTCGCAGACACACGATGCGCTTACCCGTTAGGGCTTGGCATACGATCTGCTCTGCGAAAAAATGCGACTTGGCCCCACCTCGCCCACCGTATGCGCCCTTATAGCGCTTTGGCTGGAGTAATGGGGCTAACTTAGCTGGAACTTTAAGACGGAGGGTTGACAACTTCGAACTGCACTTTAGTTACGACTTGGAGCGGGTTCTTATCGTCGCCGGTCAACTCTAGCTTATCGCCGTACAGTTTAGGAAGCATCTTGGAGAGCATCCATTTACGGGTATCAACCCTCAGACGGTTACGGGCTACAGCCGTTGCACTTAGGTCGATAGTCTCATCTTCGCCGTTATGCTTTACCTCTACTTGGTACTCATCAGAGATGTTTAGGATTTCGTCTGCCAGTTGGAGATAGCCGATTTCCCTTGCTCGCGTGTATTGTGTAAGGAATTCAGGATTGGCCTTTGTCCAATTAAGGATAGTCCTAGCTGATTCTCCTACTGCCTCTGCCGCCTTACGTAGGCTTAGACCATCCTCTAGGAGGATACACACCTCATCGGCTTTGTCTTGATTGAATGCCATAGTCTTACCTCGGGTTTTCCGTGATGTTCAATTATAGGCATGGAATGTGCTTTTGTGTTGATGGCGGCCACGTTACCGCAACCCTACGCCACTTCTCCAAGTCGTCTGGAGGTGAACGCTTCACCATCAAGTAAGCCGCCTGCTTTAGCTGCATCGAAGATGCCAAGCGGCTTATTTCATAGTGTTATCAAAGCGTGTGAGGGAATTGAACCCACGTACTGTCAGCGTTGCACCTTATCGGCCGATTGATGCAGGCTGCTGGTCATACCAACGAAACCTTACCACGCTTTGATAACACATCCATTCTCACAATTTCGCTTATGTTTAAGGCTCGGCGCTTTTGATGCTTGCACTGCCAAAACAAACGGGCTGCCAGTGGTCGCACTTGAGAGAATTGTCCAGTCTAGGATTGAGACTGCCGGAGGGAAACCGTTGAGCCTGCCCTTTGTTCTATTTTAGCACTTCTGCATGCTTTAGTTTTTGTGTTTCACTGTCAAAAAACAATTTTAAATTTCCTTCTTGTTCTTTCCATTTTGATGTCTCTACAAATGGAGATGCAAAAATAATCAAAACAAAGTCGTTAAGTACAGATTTTTTTAATCTATATGTATTGTCTGGAGACCAAGTAGGATTATCTACAACCTCCCATGAAAATTCTGAATTTTTGTGCTCAATTACAGCACCATCAGCCCATGCTTTAATCAGCTCTGCATGCTTGTGTGGTTTCATTTTTTTCTGGTTGCATTGGTATAGTAAATTATGGGCTTTTGGGTGGTTTATAAGCCATATTCGCAAAATGTGTCAGCAATATCAAAAGCTCGATTTACCAATTGTTTAGGCGTTACCAAACCTTTTCCTAATGCTGTAACTAGGTTTGTGTCAGACATAAAAGAAGCTAATGTTTTCATAGCTACTTGCTGTCGTACAGAAGGGACCTTGTCTTCTATTGACTCAAGCAGTTTCACTATATTGCTTAAATGTGCGTTTGTTACGTGTATGCTCATTTCTCACTCCTGAAACTTCACTTTACTTTAAAAAATTGTTTTTTCTATTAGGGTTTACCCTAGGTTTAGCAAAATAATTGCACCTACTATCGCAAAAGCAAACGCCACTCCGAACAAGCCTCCAGCCAGTAGCGCGTCTAGTTCACGGTCTTCGTGTTCTTCGTTCATGCTGTCTCCTTCGTTGGAACTGGAGCCCATTGCAATGTCTCGTCCTCTCCGTCGTTGTCTCGGATTGGGCGCATCCATTCATCAAGTCCGATGCTTTCTTGGCCGCCGCCTGTCACGTTGCTTGCTGCATCCAAAATCCAGCAAGGCTTATCAATGTGTAGCCAGTAACCTGCTCTGGCCAACTCATCTTTACTTGCCAAACGAAGGCACGTTACAAACCTGCCTTCGTTCCCTGCTCTGCTTCTCACAATCACCGCCAAATCACCTTGCTTGCAGTTCATACAGCCCCCACGTTAAAAATAGAATTCACGTTGCTAAAAATACTCGGCTTTTGCCCCACCGTATAGGTGTACTGCTTGTTCCTGCCGATAGTCTCCACACTCGCCACAGCCAGCTTACCCTGCCGATACAGGCTACTCAATGCGGCCTGCACCTGTCGCCTGCTCATGCCTGTTTTCTTGACGATGCGCTCACGGTCTGTAATGCCTGAGAGCATGCAGTTATAGACTATTTCCATTGTCATACCGTCACCACCTCCGGCGCTTTGCTGCGCATTCTGTTAGTCGCCTTAGCGATAAATTTCTCATACTCACCACGGCTTACGCTTGTACGCTGTAGGTGATGCCACTCCATTAGCTCTCGGATTGAGTGCTTTTCCCCCTCTGTAATGTCCCACTTGCCCCATCGGTCATAGCGGTGTTTCAGCTTAATCAGCGAGAACTCAGCCACTTTGCAAGCTTGCATCACTTCAGGGCCTATGCCGTTACGTGCCATTGTCTCTGCTACTCCCAGCATTGCGCACAGTCCGTAATAGCCATTCAGGTCATCTACTCCTGCTACAAGGGCATCTAGGTAGGCTTGTTCGCCTCTCTGTAGCTCTGATAGTGGTGCGTCAGGGGTAATACAAGCCCCCTCGATTGCGAGGCTGATAGGATTCATTAGTTGATAGACTTTCCGCTTGCACTGCTTACGCATTCCATAAACCTCGTTTCTTCAATTCTTCCACTGTCTTTAGGTGTGCCTTAGTCCACATTTCCCGCTTCTCTAATGCGCTCATCAAGTGCCCTTGGTCTAGGGCTGTATGGCATCGGCTGCACAAGGTAGCGCACTTGTCATCGCTCGCCTTGATTCCGCGCCCTTTGCCCTCTGATGCCCAATTGCTATGCGCCCCGCATTGGCTAGAGTCATCCCTGCCGCAGTTCTGGCACGGTATCGTGCGGTAAGCCTCCATCAGCTTTTTGCTGCGCACGTATTGGAATTTAGGTCGGGCTGTCATTTTGCCTTCATAGCCTTACGCTTATCTAAAATCACATGCGCCATTTTGTCTGTTAAATAGCCTTCAAGCATCAATCGTCGAAATACTGTGACAGATACACCAAGCGCTTCAGTAGCTTTTGCCTCGGATCCAAGCTCATTGATTACGTTTTTGCAAATGGCTTGAAAAGGCTTTATTTGTAGGTCTGTTAAAACAGTAATGCGTCTGGTTGTCCGATCTCTTGCCAAGCTACTCACATTTCACTCCTTAAAAACAATCCCATGCTCCGCGCCCCATGCGTGAAGCCACTCTATAAACTGACTGCCTTGCTCTTTAGTAAACTTTCGGGTTTGAAAGTCTAGTTGCACAATTCCGTCACCGTCTAGGTTCGGAATGATGCGACCACCAGCCATTTTGTAATCCTTGCAAAACTTTTGCACTAGCAATCGCTTCCAGTCTTTAGCGTCCCACTTTGCGCCTAGGTGTTGCGCTTGCTTGGCAATCTCACCAATCATTGCGTGGTATTTTTCGTTTTGTTCTGCCGTTCTTGATTGCTCATTGATTGTCAAAACAAGTCGATGACCAATGTCTAATTTTTCTTTGCATTGCTCCCAAATGCTGCATATCAATTGGTGCGCTTGCTTCTTTTCGTTTAGATAAAAAATCATCGCAAAAACTCAGGGCAATAAGTATGATATTTTTTCTTTCCATCTAAATAAGCTTGATGCGCTAACTCCGCTGTTTTGTAGTAACCAAGACTGATATTTTTTCCAGAAGCTCTAATTTTTGATTGCCAAAGTTTGCTTTTTTTGTCAAAGTAAGCGCCCTTTAATCCAGATTGAGCTATAGATTTTTTTGCAACATTTTGAAAATTCTCAGATGCTTTTACGTCGTTTAAATTTTCTAATTTATTGTTTTGCCTATTTCCGTCAACATGGTCTATGTAAGCAGGAAAACTTCCATGCATATACAGCCATGCGAGCCTATGCATGTAATAAAGACGCCCATCAATGTGCATTCTTAAATACCCATTTTTTGAAGGCTTTGCTACTACTATGCCGAGCTTTAAATTTGATACTTTTTTTAGTCTGTAAAAATTTCCTTGCTTTGGGCAATAGAAAACAAGCTCTTTAAGTCTTTGCTGAGTTAAATTGTTCATGATGCAATTATATCATGATACGCTCTTACACTACCCGCATAGCGCCTGATTGCAAAGGTTCTGCACTGTCACCCATGCCTTGCCAATGTCCTGATTCTGGGCAATGTCCCGAATAGCTCTCAGGCTCTCGCGCAGAATCTCGATTTCCTGCTCGCGCTCCTCTGCCATGCGCTTGATGGTGTTTAGTGCGTCTTCGCTTACGTTGATGGTTTTCATGATTGGCCTTCTGCTTTTGCAATTGCTGCGATACCTGCCTGAAATGCTGCGCGCTGGTCATCGTGGATAAGGTCGGCCAGATCAAGCGAATGCGTAAGTGCTTTCAAAGCCTCCAAAAGCTCAGGCGCTGCGGCTATTAGTCGGGCGTCTGCTTCTTTTTTCACAGCTCCGTAGTGGTCACCATCAAATTCGTCGCCAACATAATGATTGCACAAAATTTCTTCGCCGTTGCTTGCGGTCAACTCAAATAGATTGCAGCAAGGTTTGTATTTTGTAATCCAAGGTGCTTGTGTGTGTTTGCTCATTTCTCTCTCCGTGTTGTTGATAGCTGAATTGTCTAGCACTTTTTCACGCTTGCGAATTAGGGGAAACCCTAGGTTTGTAAAATTTTTAGCGCCCTGAGTGCAGATTCCACGCTATCCACCATGCAAACAGGTAGCCCTTGCGCTTCCTCGGCTTGTTTTGCGTTCATTCCCTTGCGCCCGTAGCCTGTTTTTGGGTTTTTCACTTCCATGTAGCAGGTTCTCTCGCCTATCCACACTTGCAGGTCATAGGGCTGGTGCACGATCTTGACCCGTGCGCCTGCTTTTCGTAGGGCCTGGACAACTTCGGCTTGATTTCCATCAACCCTGCGTGCGTATCGCATTAAGCCTCTCCCTCACGCCCTTGATTAGCTCCAGCTCTGGAAATATCGTCTCGTAGTTCTTGAGTGCCCATCGCGCATAGTCCTCGTCAATCTTTTTTAGGCTCAGAATGTGGTCGATCAGCCGGTTTCGGAGTGTTGCTAGGGGGTGCATTTTTGCTCCATTTAATCAACTCCCATGCTTTGCTGAATGCTTCGTGGTCTGTTGGCCTTGGGGTTGAGCCCTTTCCTCCGTCGCTGGTCATAGTTCCTCCCAAAATTTCCATGTCCCAAATTCAATCTTCCAAAGGATGGAGAACATAAAGACAACAGCCAAAGCGCCCAACAGCATGCCGAGATAGGTATAACCGTTAGCTCGAAAACCTAGCCAAATAGGCCAATAGATAAGCGTTGCCAGTGTGTATCTCATGTCTGCTCCTTTGCGCGTGCTGCGTCTCTAGGCAGTTTGATGATGTAGGTCATGTCAAATCCAATCCAATGAACAGAACTGAACCGAGCGAGGGCCATAGGGCCATGGGTTCGGCGTGTATGTGTAGCGCTTCATTTCGCCTCCGGTGGAGTTGGCAGGGTGCCTCCGTAGGTGCCCGCATATCTCCCGAGGTCGATAGTCCTTGGTTTAGGCTCCGCTTGCTTGGGTGCTGCGTTGTAGGTGTAGTTTTTTGTGAATAGCTCATGCTTTCCGACTGGAAGGCTGAGGTAATCAATAGTCCAATCTCTCTCGCGGACTATTATCTTTAGCGCTGCATTGGTTGGCGGCTCTTGCGCTTGCTCGGAAGCATCACGCACCGTCACAAAAAGTGAATTCACTAGGCTTGCGAGTTGCTCTGGCTCCAGCACATTGATGCCATTTGAATCACACCAACTGATGGCCGCATCCAGCATATCGTCTTCCAGCTCCACCGGCTCTTGCGCTTGCTTGATGGCGGTGATGGCTGGACCGGCAATGGCTCCTGCTTGGTCGCCAAGTAGCCACAACTTTTCCAGCGCCTCCAGCGCAAGTGCTAGGGCTTCGTCTTTGGTGGTCATTCCAATCCTTTCAGCGCAGATTGAATGCGCGTCAATCGTTCTTTGAGCTTTGTGTTTTCTTCGGCCAAAGCGTGATTTGCACGGCGCAATACTTCGGCATCAGTCGGGGTGCAGCCGGTAGGAATCGCTGCCAACAGTGCGCGGGAGTTTGTAGGTAAGCCTCGGCGCTTGAGAGCTTTACGGACTGCGCCATGAGACACGCCAAAGAAGTCTCCAACCTCGTCCAACGTCTTTCCCGTGAGCAGCATTCGGGTGTATTGCTCAACGTCACCAGTGCTGCGATTTCCTCGCTGTGGTGTGGTGGTCATAGTGTTTCCTTCAGTTTGCGGATGGCGTCTGCTGCGCCACAGGTTCCATCTGCGAAGCCATCTGTCCATTCGTGCCCAGACCTCTTTTCGTCAGGCCAAAGGCGCTCGGAAAGGTTTGCAGCTTCCTCCAGCAAGTCGATCAGGGCTTGCTTGTCGTAGAGTGGGTGTGTTTTGTGGTGTGCATCAACTCGATGTGCTTTTCCTGCATCCGCTGTAGCGTGCCACCCTGTCGGCGTTTCGTATCTCCAAGCTACCGGCTCAGGCATCTTCATGCTGGCCTCCCTTCACATATGGGTAAACGGCAAACCAAGGGCAGAAATAGTCGATGTCCAGCCAGCCTGCATATCGCGCTGGACGTTTTATATACGTGAAAAATCCTCGCCGTTTTTTGTATCGAATGGCGTTGTCTTTTCGGAACTTGCCAACAATACGGTCACCCGCAAGAGTAAATTCAACCGTTATGTGATGCCCGTTATGCTGTTGGGTTACGGTTCCAACAACACGCCGTCCCCACTTTCCATCGTGACAAACAAAAACCTTCTTCCCTACTTTCATTTCTGGCCTCCCTTGGCTGCGTCGATGGCGATGCGTAAGTTTGCAAAAGGGCCATCAATAGTCCAGCGATTACCTTCGTGCAGGTCTTGAAACCCATACGCTTCACATTGCGAATCAAGCCAATCCAGCCGCTCCGCATCGGCTTCCAGAGTCGCCAGCTTTGCAGCAAGGGCATCGCGCTCGGCTTGCAATGCGGACTTGTTCGCTACAACCGCGCAATAGTGTTCAGTGTTTCGCTCAATCGTGGCCTTCAGCCGCTCGTTCTCTGCTTGCAGCGTTTGAATGGCTGCAACAACTTCTTGTGTAGACACATCAGCGTTATCGTGAAATTGATTTGTCTGCTTCAGTCGTTCAATCAGTGTCATTTCTGCTCCTTGCGTGTGAATAGCTCTTTCCATGTGCGCTTGTGAGCATCCATCCAAGAGCCAGCGCCTTTATTCGCGCCAAGTGGGAATGCGTTTCCAAAGTCATCCAGCCACGCCACAGGCTTCTCCGCGAGCTGGCTTGCTGCTCCCTGAGCGTAGGCTTGGCGCATCGCTTTGAAAATCCGCTCCGTTGATATGGGAGGATTCTTGGTTGTGATGCCATTCGCTTCGTTGTAGATGCGTGTGCATTCATCGTCAGTCAGTAACATTCTCACCTCCTAAAAGTCTACCTATAAGCCTAGACAGTCCGTAAACCGCTAGGGATAGGCCAATTATCGTTAGTGCGTTCATTTTGTGAATTAGGGTTTACCCTAGCTAGTTCGTTTTCGCTCAGGTCTCCGGTCAGGAATAGCGCTTGATTGACTATGTGAGCGGGTAGGTCTGCACCTGCTTTACGTTGGTCTAGTAGGTTATGGGCTTCTGGGTGGTTCATGCTTATTCAATTTAATTAATAAATCTCGTTGCTGCACATAAAGCCTTTCAACAGCTTCCGACATTGCCACATAAAATTCATCGCAAATTCGCTCTGCTGAGTCACAGATTGCAACATCTCCAGCGCGGTCAACAAACCGCATTGCAATGTTTCCTAGCTCTGCTTCTTTTTTTAATAAGTCCCTCTCTAGGCGTAAAGCAGCATAAGCGGCAACCCATTGCACATTAGCGTCTAACAGTGCATCAAATGCAATCTTTTCTTTTTTGTTCATGGCGTTTACTTACTTCCGCTGCCGTTGCAATCTGGACACTCCTGAACTCCACCTGCAAACTGCCCGCCAATCTCGCCTTCGCCCTTGCAGCACTCACATGTGCCATCCGGCAACGCGCTTGCCTTATGCTTGTTCAAAAATGCTTTGATGCGCTCATGCTCTAACTGCGCCAGTTTATATTTACCACAATATTTGATGTCATCTACCGTTGCAGAGTAGTTAAGTAAAAAACCGTGCTCGACTTCAAATTCTTGATTGCTTACCAATGAATGAAGATACTTTGCAGATTCAATTTGAAGCAACCTATTCGGGGTTGGACTTCCATCTTCATATTTTGAAGTACTACCAAATGCGGCAACATTTAAAAGAACAGTTACAGCCGTCAATATTTTTTCATAGTTATATTGCTTGTTAAAAAATATCGCATCACCGCACTCTTTACAACGAGGTAATGCTTCTCCAGAAATAAATTCAACTTGCTCTTGCTGTAATTTCTTGATCGCCAAAATAGCCAAGATAGCTTTATTTGGCTCAATGCAATCTCGATGTTGCCCCATTTGGTTTAACAGCACTACAGCGCCTTTTAAAGCCGTAAACGCGAGTTCTAATACTTCATCTTTTGTCATCTCTCACTCCTAAAACTTCACTGTACTTTTAACGGACTGCTTTGGGTATTGGGGTTTACCCTTGTCCAAACGATCTACGCAACGCTTGCAGCTTCTGCATGGCTTCGGCCTTGTCTCGCGCTACCTTTTGTTTTTCAGCCTCTGTAAGCTGTTTTTCAATCATGATGACAGGTGCGCGTTTAATAGGAGGCCCACCAAGGCACAAATCACGAAAGGCAATGCTAGAGGGTGGGAAGTTAGCGTTCATGCGCTTGAGGGCGTAATCCATGCTTTCCTTGCTTGTCAGATAAACGCCAATGTCATCCTTCCATACATCGCGGACAAGCTCAGGAGCTATGCCATCCCAATGACGCATAAATGCTGCGCCGTAGGTAGCCCCCATGCGTCCAAAGATGTAGTCCAAGCCTTCATCCATCGTGCAATCAGCCAAGAAGTTTGACATTTGAGCCTCCAATCAATCCACGGGTTAAACCAGACAACACATTCTCATTGCGGCTTGGCTGGATAACGGACTTGTCTGCCACCCATTCAGCCTTAAACCCTCGCCAGCCTCTAGCGCAACACTCCCTCAGTGCGTCCTCTAGCGGCCAGCCAGCTTTGTCAGCTTCGCGCTTTATGCCATCAATGGCAGACTGCGTTATCGCTGCCCGCATGGTCTTGCGTGATTTTTTGAAGTCTTGCCAAACTTGAGTGGATACGCCTTCAGGCGCGTCTGTCTCTTTCTCTTTCTCTTTCTTTGTCTCTCTCTCTGTCTCTGTCTCTACACTATCAACTTGATATCGCTCTGATATCACGCTGATATCATCTTGTATCAGCCAGTTTTGCAGTGCATTACAGCTACTGATTACGTCTTTTTCAGGCATGCGAAGCCTGAAAGACAGATTCTTGATTGATGGCAGTTCTCCATCGTTTTCAGATGCGATAAGCCATAACATTACAAGCACTTTGGCAGACTTTGCATCTAGCTCATGCCAATCCATGTCATCCAAAATATCGCGGTACAGCTTAATCCATGGCGGCTTACGATCTTTGAAGTGCTGATGTTTAGTCCAATTTTTGATCTTCATTTTTGAGACCTCCTCTTGTTTTTGTGGTGCGTATTGAAAATTGGCTTTAATCTTCTGATTAGCCTTATTTCTCGCATAGCCCAATCACCAAGCCTCAAAGAACCGCTTGCTTTTATTGTTATACGTGTGTCGCTTGGCACTTCTTGCCATGGTGTGATGATTGATTTTCCATAGGAATACCTAAAAGCATGCCCACCAAATCTATTAGATAGGCTTGTTGTCTGTCCAACATAAACAAGGTCACCATCAAAATAGATTGCATAGACGCATGGAGCGTCAGGAAACACTTTATCTTTACTTGGATAAAGCTGATAGTCTTTCCACCTAGACATAAAACCCCATAAAAAAAGGGCTACACCTGAAGTCTCATTCTTTCGAATGTTGGCGGACCGGTACAGTTCCGGCAGACTTCATGTGTAACCCTACTGTGTTAAGCCCCGCCAAGGGCCGATAGCATAATTTTAGCAGACTATGGCTTGCGAGTCACTACCCGATAGACATAAAACCATCGCCCGTTATCGGGGTAGCGCTTGGTCTTGGTTAGCTCTTCGTTAGGGCGTAGCTGCTCCCCAATTCGACGCCAGCTACAGACGCTTATTCCCGTCATTTGTAGCTCAAGGGTAGACATACCGCGCTTTTTAAGCAGGGCGATCAGTTTGCGGCCTTGGGTGGTTTTCATGATTCATCCTTTAAATCAATGGCTCTTGTATTTGCTTGGGCGGCTCTGGTGCGAACAGTTGTCCTTGTGCTACTGCTTGCTCTATGAGCTTGCAGGCAATGTCGAAATACTTGGGTTCGCGCTCAATGCCGATAAAGGAGCAGCCTAGCTGGATTGCGGCTACAGCGCAACTCCCACTGCCTAGGAATGGGTCAAGCACCGTTGAGATAAATGGCAGATATTCAATGCACCAGCGATAGAGCGCGACTGGCCTCTCGCATGGATGACAAGTTTCTGCAAGCCTTGATACGTCAAAGTTTGTCCAAGGGATACGGACTATTTCCGTTTTCTGAAAATGGGTGCAACTAGCAATGTCACACTTGCTGAAGTTGGGCATAGGCTGCGCCTTGTCCCAAATAATTGCGCCGCCACGATCTTCAAAGCAGTTGAAGAAATTTGCACCCCAAATAATCCGGTGCTTTGATTTCTCTTTGATGAGACTGAAAAATTCATGCGAGGGTGAAGTCTCATTCCACTGAACCAACTCACCCGCAAGATCGCCGCGCCCCCGAATGTTTCCAGTTGTCTGAACAAAATTACCCACTCCAAATGGCGGGTCAGTAATCACCGCATCCACCTTTGGCAGCGTTGGCAGCACATCCATGCAGTCGCCCAAATAGAGCGTTGCGTTTCCGATTCTTACGGGCTCCATTAGCAGGGTACTCCGTGGCTCTTGATATGCGAATGATCAGACCCCGGACGATAGAACGTAGGCTGTGGGTCGCCGTCACCAGTCCGATACGTTCCGCGCCCGATCACATACTAACGAATCCCCGCTGTGTTCTTTTGGTCAAGCGCTTGTCGGCCCATGACTGTAATGTGGTATGCGCCCTCAGCCTCAAAACAGTAGCCAGCCTCGACCAACTGAGTTAGCCAACCCTTAAGAACTTCGGGGTGTAGCGGTGCGTTGTAGTCTCCGTGGGTAAAGTATTGTTCACGGCGGGGGGATTGCGCGATAGATGTGAGCATCCGGCGCAGGCGTTCATTGAGTTTCATTGCTTTACCTCCCAAAAAGAAACTGATTCAGAGTAATAACCATTGCTTTCGCCAAACCAGCGAATGTCCACATATCCTTTGATTGTTGACAGCTTGTAAAAAGTCCAAGTTTGACTTTCTGGCTCGTATTCATGTGTAAAACATTCTGGTGTTTCATGGCTAAAGTTTTCTTCGGCCATGAGAATAGGGCTTCCAATCAAGTCCAAAAGATCACCTGTAATGCTTTCAATGGTGACACTTTCGCAGCAATCTTGCTGATGGCTCATTTCAAAAACTTGACCTTTGTCATTGGTGAAAATGAGTCTTTCATCATTTATGTTTTGAATGCTAGTTAACGTCTGCCCCAAAAGGCTGTTGAATTCGATGTAGCTCATTAGTCGCTCCGTTGTTAAAGAGGCTTGAATCATTGCACAGTTCGGCGGGTATCGGTATTAGGGTTTCCCCTAATGGTCGGCATCAAATTTATGCTAGACAATTCACCACATCAACAAACCGGAGCGAACAGATGCAAATCCCAAAAAGGTTGCTGAAGCATCCCGCAGTTTTAAGAGTTGAAGCTGGAGCCGACGCTGGAACCGATTACAGATTCTTTGTGTATTTGAAAGCTGGATATGTATTTACAGAAAGCAAGTGCGAAGGGACTAACGCTACTTGCTGCGGTGTCAATTCATATGAGCAATTTATTCAACTAACCCCGATTTTTAAATAAAACTTAGGGTAAACACCTATTCGCAAGCATCAAAAGCACATAGACAATTCACCACATCAACAAACCGGAGCGACAAATGCACGAAAAACAAGTCTTAGCCGTACTTCATAGCATCCGCGCTATGGACACTATCTATCCTGAGGACATCGCCGCTATCTGCGCCGCTTTGTCTGCCAAAGTACACGCACAGACTAGCAGTCATCCCATGATGGCAGCGGCTGTGGATTCTTTGGACGATCTGCACATCTACATTGCTGACTATCTGGGGGAAGTATGAGCCAAGTTGTTATGAATGAGCTAGTGAACATGAGTCAAGAAATCATCAAGCTGAAAGACGAAAAACGAGAGCTAATCGCCGCAGCAAAAAAAGCCTTGATTTACCTCGCTTACAGTGGGCAATTCAGCCGCAGCAGTGCCAAGGGTGTTCTGACCGACGCAATCGCAAAAGCAGAGGCCACAAAATGAAATACATCCGCCAATATCTGATCTACCGCCGCGCCGGTTTCACGGTGCTTAATTCTTTGAAACGTGCTTACAAGGTGTGGAAATGACAGAGCAACAAATCATTCAACTGGCATATGCCGAAGATGGGACATGTGAGCGCGTAGCTATCGAACTTGAGGCCATTGGCCTGACAAAATCGCAGGTTAAAGCAGTAATGATGAAGGAGATTGTGGGATGATTGTTTACAAAGCTATTAACGCTGTGCAGGCTGAATTGGCTGTCAGTGGCATTACAAAAGATCGCACTAATACTCAGGGCAGCGGCTACAAGTTTCGCGGCATTGATGACGTTTACAACGCCATTGCGCCATTGTTGGCAAAGCATGGATTGTGTATCCTGCCTCGGGTGCTGTCTCGCACGGTTGATGAGCGCACCAGCAAAAACGGCGGGGCACTGTTCTATGTGACCGTCGATTCAGAGTTTGATTTTGTGAGCGCAGAGGATGGCTCAAAACACACGATAAAGACCTTTGGCGAGGCTATGGACAGCGGCGACAAGGCCACTAACAAAGCCATGAGCGCGGCCTATAAATACGCCTGTTTTCAGGCATTCAGCATTCCCACTGAATCAGACAACGATGCAGACGCGCACACTCACGAAGTGAAGCAAAAAGAAGTGAAGCGCCAAGGCGGTTTATCGGGCATTGGAGACGACTTGTCCGAGGACTGGAAAACCTACCTACAAGACACGGCTAAACTCGTTGTAGACCTTGTGGCACAGGGTAAATTCGATGAGGCCAATTTCGAGCGCTACAAAGAACCGCTAGACGATGTACAAGAGCTGTACCTTGAGCGTTTCCTCGATTCCAAAACCCGCAGCGCAATCCGCAAACACAACCAGACGAAAGGCTAATCATGGCATATACGCCAAAAAGCAAACCAAAAAAAGGTGCGCACCTGTATAAGCATGGATTGGTTGGACATCCTTTGTATGGTCGATGGCGAAGAATGATACAAAGATGCACCGACCCAAATGCAAAAGACTATAAAAGCTACGGTGCACGTGGAATTACGGTGTGCAATGAGTGGATGTCCTTTGAGGTTTTTTTGGCTCAAATGGGGGAGCCAAAAGCAAAACAAGAATTAGACAGAATCGACAACTCAAAAGGATATTGTGCGGAAAATTGCAGGTGGGTAGATAGGTCAACAAACATGAAAAACACAAGAAATTCCGTAATCATTGAGTACAACGGAGAATCTAAAAACTTAGGCGATTGGGCAAAAATTGTCGGGGTTGCAAGAGATACGCTTAAATATAGGCTAAAGAATTGGCCTATTGAAAAAGCAATGAGTAAATGTAAATTCAAAACCAATGGAGAGCCAGCATGAGCAATTACGACACACCATATCAACAAAAAGATAACAGCGGTTCAATTTTCCGCAATGACAAGAAATTGTCTGACACCCACCCAGACGGTAAAGGCTCATGCGTCATTGATGGCGTCGAATACTGGGTCTCTAGCTGGAATAAAACCAGCGCAAAGGGCGTGCAGTTCCGCAGCTTGTCATTCCAACGCAAGGAACAACCCGCAACAGTGCCACAGCAACGCGCACCGGCTCCGCGACAGGCTCCAGCACGACAAGCGCCACAACAGGCGCAACGTCCTGCAAGTGGTTTTGATGACATGGACCAAGATATACCTTTTTGATGTATACTCCATTTTAAAGGAGTATCTTTATGAAGCCGTGCATTGCTTGTCATATCCAAAAACCAATTGAGTGTTTTTATAAACACAAAGCCATGAAAGATGGTCATCTAAACAAATGTATTGAGTGCTGTAAAAAGCATGAGCATTTGCGCAGAGTTTCAAAAATTGAAGAAATACGAGCTTACGACAGAATGCGCGGTTCTTTGCCTCACAGACTTGAAGCTAATAGGCTTAGGCAAAAAACTGAGCAAGGAAAATTAATTCACTTGCAGGCAAATGAGAGATATAAAGAAAAATACAAGAACAGGCATGCTGCTAGGCACATTGTTGGAAATGCACTAAGGGATGGAAAAATATTTAAGCAGCCTTGCTTTGTTTGCGGAGACCCAAAGACTGAAGGACATCACCCAGACTACGACAGGCCGCTAGAGGTTGTATGGCTTTGCATGAAACATCACAAAGAGGCACACAAAATGACAAACGAGCTACTTCGGAACCAAGGGTAAACACCTATGCCAATCATGACGCAACGGTTATATGATTTCCTTGAGGATGTGAAAGCAAACATATCTCACACGGAAACAATCGCGGCATTGAGGGCGATTGCCCTTGATGCTCTATTACTTGCACAGGAGCTAGAAAATGCACAAACACGATCTGATAGTGATGAGAGCTAGTTTTATCGCTCTGGTGATTCTGATGTTATGGATACTGTAGTAGGACGAATCCGTGACGCGCTGGCGATTGTCGGCGTGTTTGTTGTTATTCTTTTGATTGGGTTTCTTTGACCAATTTACGATGGTGTGCCGTATGTGGCAAAAAAACAGAAGGCCCTCACACGCTTAAATTTGTTTTAGGCGGTAGGGCTTTGGTTTGTACTAAGCACGGGCCTGCCCGTTCAGCTTCTCGATTGTTCGCAAACCTCCAAGGCCAAGCATCCCCATCAAAACAGGAAGCATCTCAGTGAGGTCTGCGGGGCGTAGGTCTAGGCTGTGCCCTGCGACCAATAGACCGGCCTTGACTACGGGTAGGCCAATCCAGTTCCAAGCGCATGCCATGCCGCAAACCCAGCCAATGAACGGACGCCAGCCAGAGACAAAGACGGACGCGCTTTTGGCTTCCTCTTTGTTGACTTCAAGTTGTCCGGTGATTATCGCAAGGTCGCCGGATTGCTGCATTTTCAGCAGCTCCAGCTTTGCTGCATCACGTTGCGCGGGGTCTGGCCATAGCCGGTCAATCAACTTACCGCCAATGTCTAGGACTGCGCTTAGTGGGTCGTATGCCATTTAAATCCCCTTGAGTTGGTCAGCAATGCGACGCGCCCAGCCTTTGCCGAATGTGTCCCATGTGGTCAGCTTGGTCATAAATTCTAGACGCTGGCCTAAGAATCGAGCGCTAATAGCCTCAGCGTCTGAGCGCCCAACGGCTGCGAGTGTCATCGGGCCTATAACACCGTCATCTGCGAGATTGACAGCACGTTGTAAGAATCGGATAGCCTGCCCAATTCCACTGTTAACAGCAGCGTCAAACAGTAAATAAGCCACTTGAGGGGGGAGCTTGTCGCACTGCGCACGGTCCCAATAGTCTCGCTTATAAATGTCTTTTGCTGCGTCTAGCGTCAGGTTTTTGATGTCAACCTGCGGGTAAGCCCGTTTAGATATGCCGAACTTGGTTTCGCCGCCGGGGTCGCGTGGGTCGTTTACATACCCGCCTTCATGCGAGATTAGCTTGTCAAAACACTGGTCAAACCATGTCATTTGTCAGCCTTTCGGGATAGCCCCTCATGAATGGCACTCAGCATCTCAACGTGCCTATCTTCGGAGCGTCTAGCGTGCTCTTCCAGCTTGTCAAATATCTTAGCGATGTGTCCCCGTTGGGTCTCCATCTCGCTCATGATTCGACTATCTTCTTCTCTGGCGAATTTGATAGCTTCGGTCACACGGTAGTCAATGTGTTCCATGAACTTGTCACTCAGTTTAGATTGTCCCTGAGAGGCTTGTTCTTTTAGCTTTTCGTGCGCGTCTTTTATCGCTTTGTGCTCGGCCTCGTTGTGATTCCAAGCCCATGCCGCCACACCCGCAAGGGGAACCAAAACCCAGTCTTTAATGATTTCAAACATTGAAGGCTCTACGTTCATTTTTACCCCATTGCTTTGATATGGTTGGGCGATATTGAGTTGATCTCTTTGGCAATAGCGGCAGCGAGTAGCCACCTCTCATGCTCATGTTTTCCGATTATGCGTTCTAACGTGTGGGAGATAGTCCATTCCCCTCGCTCAGGCCAGCCGAAGACTAGCGCCCATGTTGTATGAGCGATAAGCACATCAAGAATGAATCCGGGGATGACTGCCCAGCAATGCCACCACTTCCCACCATCTACACACTCTAAGGCGGGTTTTAGCAGGATGAGAAATAGGAAAATCACAGCAAGTCCCGCAGAGCCTTGATCTGGTTGTCAAATGCTTTGACTGCTTGGTAGCCGGGGTTTACTGCCAGAATTTCAGCCGGTGCGTTCAGCTCCATGAATGTCAGCATAAATTCGCGTGTAGCGCGGGGCATTAGTTGCTCGGCTTCTAGCTGCTTGATCTGAGCGCGAATGGCGTCTTTTGGGTCAGCTTCTGACGGCTTCTGGCGCAGTGCCTCGGCTTCTTCTTCCGTGATGGCAATGCAGCCTTCAGGCAGCAAGTGAGCAAATTCAGGCTCGATGCAGTGCAGAGAGTTATCGGGGGTTTTGTAGTGTTGCATTACTTAGTCCTTAGCGAAGTTCCCACCATGCAGCTTGCCCTCCACTCAGTGCCGTTACGTTATAAGAAGCACCATGAGGAACAATCACCCATGCAGACAGAATAAATCTAGTTATCTGAGTTCCATTGATGGCAATTGTTGAAGCGGAAGCGGAAGTTGCAGACTCAGGCGCTACAACGATTGGCTTCCCTGTGGTGTTGTAGTATGTTGTTGCTACTGCGCGAGATGCGTTCACGTTCTGCCAAGTTTGCCCATAGCCCAGCGACTGCATGGCATCCAAAGCATTGCCACCCATGCCCTGCACCAATGATGGAGCAGTTGCCCATGTGCCTGCTGTAGCTTGCGTAGAGTCTACACAGCCAACAACCCGATAAGGTACGTTTGTTCGTGCTGTATTTGAGTAAAAAACACTCGCACTTGTAGCTGCGCCACTAATCGCAGTCGTGCTAATAAGGCCGGTTTCGTCTAGGTTATTTCCGCCCGCCAAGTTGATGATTGCAAGCTCTACCGTGCCAGCATTATCAATGGCGACAAGAATCAAGCGAGAGGCAACGGCGCTAACAGTTCCCAGAGTTGCCGTGTTAGGCACTACAAGGCTAATAGCCGTGGGCACTGTCCGCTTATTGGGTACACCCGTTGTCAGAGTGGTGGAGCGAAACTCTAAAACAGTGGGGTTTAGTCCAACGGTCAGCGCGTTACCCGCTACAGAGGCTGTAACTGGTTGAACTTGGTTAACCGTGGGAGGCAGTTCTTCAACTAGTGCCTGAGTAGTGCTAATCAGCGTTACACGGCTTCGATGGTTAGTTGGGATGTCACCGGCTTGGATGTTGACATATGCGCCTGTAACGTCTTGTTTTACCAAGTTCGGAGGCGTTGCAACACCGTTAATTGTGATTGTCGGAGTCGCGCCAGAGGCTGTATGGAATGTTACCCAAAACGTCTGATTGGCAGCGTAAGCCGTGATCGCTGGTGAAGGGGTAAGCGTGTAAGCAGTGCTAGTGCCTGCGGTTGTCGCCGCGATAAGAGGTGCAGACAATGCTGAACCGTCTGCCTTCTGATATGCAACAACCTGCCAGCCACCAGAGATAGGAACCGCAATCAAGGCATCATTTGCCGCCGTGGTGATGTTTGCTGCCGTGGGGAGTACCAAGGTAGCGGAATGCGTCAAAAGCACCGCACCAGCGAAAATAAGGAAGCGCGGCCCGTTGTAGTTCGTGCCAAACGAAGTCACGCCAGTTGTACCAGTCACTCGGAGGAAGTTGGTTAACTGTGCGCCAATGTCCAAGGTTGCGGCAGAGGCAATATCAGTCAGAGTGCCTTGGCTGAATAACTGCTCATATCGGAGGGATTGACCAGTCCCAGAGCCAGCGGCAAGGTTTGTCAGCTTGTTGCCGCCCATTTGCAAATTGCCGGTAATGGGGGTTTGTCCGTCAGCACTGATAGATTGCTGAATGGCTGCGGCAATGTCATTGATAAGGGCTTGCCAATCTGCTGTTGTTGCTGTTACGCCTGAAACCGAGGGATTCCAGCTATTTGTTAAGAGGCTGTAGCCGCCTGAGCCATTTCGGGACATAGTTGATTCCTTTACACTGTAGGCATGACGCCCGAACAAATCTCATTCGCTATCGCGCTAATTTTAAAGCCACTAGCAGCGGCTCTAATACTATGCTTTTTGTATTTCATCAGAATCATGGTGATTCGTCATTTTCCTGAGTGTTGGTTGAAGCGCTTATTCTTGATTCGCCTGAATAAGCCCCGGCACTGAGGAACCGATAGCCGCACCGCCTCTGCGAAGCCCTTGGACTAGAGCTTGCATTTGTGGCGTAACCATTCCGGCTTCCATCAATCGAGCGGCTTCCCGAGGGTCTAGCAGACTTTGTGCAAGTTGCGCAGCCATGCGTTCATTGGCATCACGGTAAACCACTTGCCCTGCTTTTTGTGCTAGGTTTCCAACTACTCCAAGCGGTGCAAAATTAGTCACCATTGCAGGCAAGCCACTTTGCTGCATCATGTTGCTAAACGCCATTTTTTGCACAGTGTCAGAGCCTACGCCACGGCCTGCGGTTTCAGCAAAGTTAGCCCGTGCCAAGTCATCTTTTAGCGCATTCATGGATTGAAGCTGTGCAGGCTCCAAGGTGTTTTCAAGTGTTGCACCTTTAAATCCGGTAGCAGTCTGCGCAGTCTCATCGCTTAGTTTTCGCGCAAATTGCGATGGCATGATTTTTCCGGTCAAAGGATTGACAGCACCCATCAATTCCTCACCCACCGCCATCTGATTAATAGGGCGTGAGGCTTGCTGATAGGCTTCGCGCGAAGCGCCATAAACAGGGGATATGGCGTCCATCTCTTTGGTAAGAGTGGTTTTCATATCCATCAAAGCAGACTTTGCATTGCGTCCAAGTGCGTTTGTAGCAGTAGGCTCCAAGGCGTCATCAATGGCTAATTTGAGATAGTGAAGACCATCAATAGAAGTCAGCGGATTGCCAATATCAACACCCTTATCTGCGGCCATGCGTTTTGCATCATTGATAAATCCAGCGAATGAAGGCCGCTTTGCCAAGTCTTCTAGGGCTTTAGTTGGACGAATAGCCATTGCTGCAGATTGCGCTTCGGTTCTTACAGGTGCATTACCAAGTGAACCTAGGCCAGCAAATTGAGCGTCTTTTGCGATCTGGTCTTGAATAGCCAACTCTCGGCGCATTAAGTCAGAATTACGCGCACGGCTATATGCCACTTCTGCCGCACCTTGTCGGGCTTGCAATGCTGCTTCTTTTGCTGTTTTGTCACCAGCCAGATTACGAAGTGCAGCAATACGCGCATCATTGTTAGCGGCCTGACGTGCGGCAACTTGGTTCATTGCCACAGGGTCTGCGGCAGTAGCTGTGCGCTGTAGTGCTGCGATGCCGGGGTTATTTGCAGCTTCGGCAGCAGTAGGCAGTGAGCCGGGAACTAGCTCTTGTGCGCCTCGTAGATTGCGGACTACCTCATCAGCATTACCGCCAGAAGCCGTGCGAAGTGTGCGCCCCATGATGGCATTGCGTCCACCTTCATAAAGCGGGTCAATAAACGACTTTGCCACTTGTGCGCCACGCACGGCAATAGGAACTGCCGCACCAGCGCCAGCACCAATAGCCACGTTTTTAAATCGCTCACCCGCGCTAGTACCGGGCTGCAATGCCCCATAAACACCACCAACGGCAGCGGAACCGGGGATAGTGGCAGCTCCCGGAATAAATGCAGCAGGGGCAGCGGCAATCACGTTGCCGGTGATATTGCCAGCCATGCCAGCGCCGGTATTCATCAGGGGCGCGTCAAGGTTGCGGCTTTCTTGAATTTGCTCATTAGATAAGCCGCCCATACCTTGAGGCAAATACTGCCTTACGCCTCGGGCAATGTCGTAGCCAGCTTTACCCATACCAGCAAAGAATTTGTCAGTGCCACTCATGCCCACGGTGGGGTCATATTTTGCGCGGTCTTCTTCTAGGTTCTTTGCCGCCCTTGTTGCCTTGTCTTCTTTGGTTGCAGATAGTAAAGCCAAACCAGCATCGGAGACTTTAGACAAGTCGCCAGATTGCAGCGCCATCAAATCGGCATCGGACAGCTTGGTTAAATCCATTATTTCCTACCTTTCCGACGTTCAATCTCTGCGGCAATAGCACCAGCATCAGGAACTGTTGGAGCGCTTGGAGTGCTTTGTTCAAAGATATTGAACCCACCCAATCCGCGCTTCTCTCGTGCATAGCTGTCTGCACGGTTGTACAAGCCAATAGACTTGCCAGCCTGCTTTTCCATCCAATCGGTAAGCTGTGCTCGAGCCGCTGCGCTTTGTCCAAGTTGCGGAACTGTTTTCTCGATAAACTCACGGTCAGCGTTAGACGGGTTAGCGCCCAATGCTTTCACACGGTCAAGAATCAGCTTACTTGCTTCTGCGTTGTAAACCTGAGAACCTACAAGCCCCTTTGGTGCGATTCCAGTCCAGCCCTCGATCATGTTCGCAATGCCGAGTCGGGTATTTGCGCCGCCGCCAGAGTAAGCCCCTGCTTTTTCTGCATCGCGCAGATTTTGAACCGTAGCCAATACGCTCTGAGCCGTTTGTGCAGCATCACGCCATTTACCAAGCTGCTCGGCATCCATTTTGCCTAGTTCAGTGTCAAAGGCTTTAGGTCCAGCATTGATAACAGTGTTGTTAGTAGAAGACTTGCCAGCGGCAGCAATGCGAGATTTAGCGCCAATCAAAGCCTCATTAGGAACCCATTTGCCTGTAACGGGGTCTTTGATAATCAAATCACTTGCAACGTCTACTTGCTTTTCAACCGGTGCGCCAATCGGCTTGCCTGTCATCGAATCAACCAATTGCCCGTTAATCACTACGCCCTTGTTTTTGCCGTAGTTTTGTGATTCGTAATAAGACTTCACCATCGCATCAGGCACGCCAGCATTTAGCGCGTCTTGTGGTGTTGATGCGGTTTTCAGAATGTTGGTGTACTTTAGACGTTGCTCAAGCTCTTGATTCTTGTTGTACTCATTCTGAGCCGTAGTAAGCGCCCCCTGCATTCCCATTTGTTGGAACTGAGGGAACTGCGAGCCAGCGGCAACACGATAAAAGTCATCCATGCTTCCGGACTTTGCTGGCATCTGCACCGGCGCGTTTACGTTGCCTTCATCGTCATTAGGCGTGAGAGGTTGCACAGTCTCAGCGGGTTTACCACGTAGCGCGGTAATCATCGCGTTCATGTCGCCTTGCATGGCTGCTTGTTTCTTCGCTTGCAGGTCTTTCAGCTCAGTCTCTGCACCTTGGGCGTCTTTCATGCCACGATACATCCGCAAGCCTTGCACCAGCGATTGCGAAAAATCAGGGCGCACGTAATGGCCGCTAATCATCTGCCCCTCAGCGGGGGCAAATTCCTGATCGCGCATAGCCTGCGCTTGGGCTAGACGCTTTTGTAGAAGCTGCTCTTGCGTTTCAAAGTTTTGCATAGTCAACGCCCTTGAATCCGTGAATCTCAAACACTGCGTCAGGCATTACTTTTTCGACTTCCTGAGCCATCACGCCAATTTGTTTGCCGCCGCCCCAAATATAGTCGTACTCGTAGATGCCAATGCCGGTTTTGTGTGTGCCAATGCGCTTAATGTTCTTTTTCAGGCGACGGTCTGACATTGCTTTACCGGCAGATCCGCCCACTTGAGCGCCCATCATTGCACCAGCAGGCCCACCATACATACCACCCAAAGCAGCTCCGCCAATGCTGAACAGTCCACCCATCATATTGGACTGGTTAGCGTTGTTTGCATTTGATGCGCCTAGGTCTGCTTGGTATTGCGACTGAGCCGCTCCAAGGTAGTTTGCGCCCTGAGTCTGCCCTTGCTGTGCATATTGTTGGAATTGTGGCGACTGAACCTGAGCGCCTGAGCGCAATGCGTTAACCAAGTTAAGAGGCCGGTCTTGGACATATGCCTGCTCTTGCAAAGCACTTGTACGGTTTGCTTGGTCTAGGCTGATACCTTGGAGAGCCGCTTGCAATTGGAGGTCGTTAGCGCGTTGGCCTTGCGCGGTCATTTCTTTGCCGTAAGCGTCAGAGCCTAGGGTTATGCCTTGGTTTGCCAGCCGTGTGCGCAGTGCTTCGTCTTGTTGTGCAAGTTGAGGCTGTAGGCGAGACATGATCGCTTCTTGCGCGGTTTTGCCTACGTCAATCGCACGGCTAGGCAATTGCGACATATCCAATTCAGGATTTGACAAAAGCCCTTGTACCTTGTCAAAACCTTGAGAGGCTGTATCGGCGTATTTGTCCGATAGCTGCATTTGCTTGTCTAGCGTGGCCTGAGCTTGTGGCGTGAGAGTCTGGGTCTGATTCCACGTACCGTCGCCGTTTTCTTGATAGGTCAGGTTGCCATAAGGGGTATATTGGTTTACCCGATTGGCGCGAGTAGCGTATTTAGCCGCCTCAAGGTTGCCTGCTGCGGTTTTCTCTGCTGCTCCTGTGTAGTCAGGTGCTGCTGGTTCGCTGGACTTCATACTTACCCCTAAGATATTTGCACTCTTCCTTAAACATTCGGAAGATATGAACATCACCATCAGGGTTTGCCTGCGCTAGTGTGCATTCTAGCGTAAAGCCCATTTTGGTGACAAGATTTATTGACTTCGCATTACTTGCCGCTATTGGTGCAGTAATACGTTTTACTTTTAACTGATTAAACGGGTAATCAAATATAAGATGCAAGAACCCTTTGGTTGCCCATAACCCTTCACCGGCAATGTGCTCAATGATGTTTGCACCATTCCAATCCTCAAACAAAACGCCAGCAATTAGATTGCCATTAGCGTCTAGCTTTCCTATTGCGGTTCCTCGCCCTTTAGTCCACGTACCCCCTGTTTTTGCAGATACCCACGGCCCGACTAGATCGGCGTCGAATGTGACTTCGTTCCCGTAGACTCTCAAAGTACGCTCTGCCCTTGTTGGTATAAGTAATCTATATTGGTGAACCGCACGTCTGAGCCGTTATTCTGGATTTTAAGACGTACCGCCGCAGAGTTACACACGGCCCCCACGGTCTGCCATGCTGTGATTCCTGTTAGACCACCGCCCCAAACCATAGAACCCCATACCATTGAACCCCAAACCATACCGGTAGGAGGTGTGTAGCTCAGTGAGCCTTGAGGGTCTGACAGATTGAAGTCAGTATTCAGCCCATAAAGCACGGAGGGAGTGCCTGTACTTTGCAAATAAGGCCGGACCATCGTGAAGTATTTATTCCTCGCTTTGTTGCCAAAGTAGTTAAAAGCGGGAAGCACATCAGCTTGAATAGGCACGGTCACATCTAGGTTACCAGTCCAAGCCTTTTTAATAGAGTTGCCATCCCCGTAATAGAGGCCAGTCGCAGCATTTAGCCAAACGGTAGCATTCCAGCCGGTTAGCTTAGTCCAAGCGCCTGTAATCGTGTTTTGTGCATATTGATAGTTTTGACCGTTACCCATTGGCACGTTCAATATCAGCATGTTGTTATCGGGGTATTGGCACAACTGCCAGCCGTAGTTACCCGAGTACGAGTTAGCCGCTTGACTGACGGAGTTTTGGATTTTGTCGGTCAGGGCCACGCGCCTATCAACGGAAGCGGACAAAAGCCCCTTACCCAGAGGGAATACGCCTTCCATGCAGTTAATGGCTAAATCACCGCCAAATTTGATACCGCACCGACGCCCCAAAGGTCTTCCAAGGGTAAACACTCCGACTAGGTTCCATGCAGATGCGCTAGAAGGGTCTGTGCCAGAGTAAACAGCCACCTCGCCGTTTGTACTGATAATAACAAAATGGTCATCCGAGCCGGAGCCTGCGTCAATAGTCCACGTATAGCATGCCTGAATTGAGCCGCCCAAGCGAAATATAGAGCCTAGGTCGATAGAAGAAGCCGCACCGCCTACGGAGTTCACCGGCAGATACCAAACCCGCATCGAGTTTGTCTCTACAAAGAAAAGACGGTTTTTAAATAGCTGCGCGTGTACTAGGAGCGTGGTCGTTACGCCAGTGATAGCGGGTGTAGACGCGCCGGTAATGGTTGTCCAAGTAGTGCCATTCCATAGGCGGGGAGAATCCACCCCGTTTACCATGTAAAGGAAAGAACCGCCCGGAGTCGTAATCTGCGCATGTTGCCAGCGAGCGTTAGTCAATCCAGTCTGTACAGCCGCACCCACTGCGCCTGCCGTGGTGACGTTGTAGAACGATGTGCCAGCCGCTGCGAATAGCGTAGAAGCGCCAGTTGTAGGCAGATACTCAACCAATGTCTCTACCGTGCTAGGAAGGCCGGTAACGTGGCTTGCAGAGCCTTTGCGGATAGCTAGGTACGACGGATAGGGCCACCAGTTTTCTAAAACTACGGCATCGCTTGGCCCCATGTCTGCGATTGAGTCCCTGTCGTTAAGGCCGGAAACTGGCGCGGGTATGGATGTTGCCGAGGCTTTCATTTAACGCCCTTCATCAGTCCCAAAGGCATCACGCCGCCGATAACTTCACCGGCCATTTTTGGCATGCCTTCTTTAACGGGTGCAGTTAGACCTTGAGCGGCCATCCATTCCTCTCCGCCAACTGGTTGATTGACGTTTAGGCCAGCTTTGCGCAGTGCCCATGCGATTGCATCAACGGGTGCAGATACGTTCGTTGCAAGCGTGTTTGATGCGCTTTGCGCTGTGTCTCGCAAGGCTTGAATGATTGCTTTTTTGTCCATTTAGCCCACCCAGTTGCCATCAGGCAGATTCATTGTGGTTAGGAGTACGGAGCTACCAATAGGGGAGAGACTGAGCTTCGGATAGCTCTTGTCCTGCGATTTATTGTTTTCGAGCAGGCTTCTGAATTCTGCTAGGTCAAAAGAGGCATCCAGTCCCTTAGCCTGTTTCCACTGTACTTTGAGGCCAGTAATAAGCAAGCTGTCGGTGAAAATGAAAGTATCAGAGTCAGAATTGAACGTTGTCTGAGCCACGCCGCCAGCAGAGTAAATCCATGCCTTAGAAATATACTCAAAACCAAAAACCAGTCCATTAGGCGGGGGGGGATTGATCGCATATGTATTGCCGACAATGCGGAATCGCTCACGAGGGCCAGCGTAGACAATGCCGGATTTAAAGGACTGCCAATCCTGCGCCGATTGCGGCCCCATCAAAGGCCAGCGGTTAGTTCTATCCCACTCCGTCTGCGGAATCTCTCTATCCCAATCGGAGGGAAGGTTGTATTGCACTTGAGAGAGTTGCAGGGTCACAGTGCCTGATGCTGTGGCAGGCATGTTCATGGTTACCTGCGTGGCACTGTCCACAGAGGTAATCTGCGCGAATGGCTCAATACCTACGCCAGCCAATCCAAACTGAGTAGATAGGCCGGTTGTGTCTAGTCCAGTGACTACGTTAGAGCCTTGTACGGTTGTTCCCGTGCGGGAGTAAGCAACGGTCTGGAGGATGTATTCCTTGTTCAGCCGTTGCCACTCAAACTGCTTAATCAGGTCATTACCCAGCCGATACAACAATGCAGACATTTGACGTGTCTGCGGGTCAGTCGTTCCCACCACGAGGGAGGGGCGATTGATTGCGAGTTCATCGCATACTTGTTGTATCAGGCTAAGTAAATTCATCGCTATTCCATCAGTTTGTTTTTCAAGGCATAACCCATAAGAGGCCAAATTTTCTGCTTGGCATTCTCACGGGCAATTTTTCGCCCAATTTCAGCATCAAAGTTTTCAGGCGATGCGCATGCGCTTTCACCAGTCACTGTAAAGCCGTTTTTTAATACGATTACGCATATTGTCAAAAGCTTCAACTCGGGAACTTGTGGGCTTCCTTCTGTGGCTTGTTCTGCGGTAAACCAATATTCGGCCTTGATGTTTTGCTCAATGTCATCGGGTGTGACTCTTGGGGCTGTCAGGCCTTTGTGTTGAATCTCTTGTTCAATGGCGCTGTCATCGGTGCGGGGGGATTGAATGCGAATCATGCTTGTGCTCCTTCGGCAGCTTCTTTCCGTGGGCGTCCCACTTTCTTTTCGTTGCTCTCAGCGATCATGGCGCGAAGCTCTGCCATTTCTTGACGGAGGCGTTCATTCTCTGCGGCCTGCGCTGTGGCGACTGCGGTGGATTCTGCGACGCCGAGATAAGCCTTGGCCTTCTCGCGCAGTTCACGAAAACCCATGCCCATTTTCTGGCAATGTGTATCAGACAGTCCGGCAAGTTGCTCTACCGTGTGGCATTCAAAGTATTTCGATTCCTTGACCTGTGCGCGGGTGATCTGGGGCCACTGCTCCAAAGGTGTGCCTGTAAAGCCTTGAGACTCACCACGCTCGTAATCAGCCCATGCGCGGGGGTATTTGTGTTTGTCTTGCTCAGTGAGTTTTCGCTCAATGATGTTGTTTGTATCGCCGGGGATGGTGATGCGAATAAACGGGAAGTCTTTGAAAATCGGACGACCTGCTTTTTCAGACTCTGCCTTAAGCTCTACAGCCTCCGAATAAACGGTTGCAAATACGTTGGACTCCAAATGAGGTTGGCTCATGGATTACCTTTCAAAGTTAAAGAGAAGATAGCCCCGAAGGGCTACCCTATTATGCCGACAAAATAGCGAACCAGTTAGCAGACGAAGAGCCCACAAACAAAGCTCGGCCACCAGCAGCAACGGAGAAACCGCCAGTAGTTGCGGTCAGTGCGTTAATCTGCGCACCAGTGCCGGGATAAACCAGCAAAGCGTTAGCGCCAGAATTAACAACCACCACCTGAGAACCTTGCTCGGGCAACATCAAACGCACGCCGGTATTCAGCGCAGTTGTAGTCACACGGTTGATGATTGCAGAGAGTTGCAAAGCATCAGCGTTGGTTGTACCGGTAGCGGTCAGAGTATCTGCAACATCGCCGCAGATTTGTACGGCAGCAGATGCAGAATTGCCTGCACCCATAAGACGTGAGGGGATAGCCATTGTTTACTCCTTGAAGAATGGCCCCGAAGGGCCACCCATATTAGACAGAAGCCACGGAGAACCAGCCACGATCACCCGTTGCCATTGCGACAGCGGGAGACAGGTAGGAGCCACCAGAGGCAGTAGCCAAGAAGGTAGTGGTGTTCACAGTGCAGACGGCAGTAGATGCAGTGATCGCGGCGTTAGCCTGCGCATACACGTAACGACGACCGTTAGAACCGAAAACCTGAGAACCCAGACGGGCATCAACTACTTTACCGGCAGCAATGTCAGCAGCCAGAGTGATAGTGTTCAAGTCAGCGCCGATGCTGGGGGTAATGGAAAATGGAGCAGCCATGATAAATTCCTTTCAAGTATTAGAAGGGGCCGAAGCCCCGTTCATTAATCAGCCAAAACGCCTTGGAACTGAGCGCCAGAGCAGGTCAAGTTACCGGCCCAGCCCATCAAACGGACGATAGCGTCTTGGTTGACAGACTGACGGTCGCCGCCGATTGGCACGAAGTTACGGTCGCGGTGTGGGCGCAAGAACAAGAACTTCGAGTTGATGAAGTACATGCGGTTAGTGGGGATAGATCCACCGATACCGCCATCCAGATAAACGTCACAGTTCAAGCCAGCACCCATGTACTTGATCGAGGTGAAGCCAGCCGCAGCAGAGGACTCGGAAGTCACGCGCTGGATAGCTTGCAAGCTCTCAAGGAACAAGCGGTAGTAGTTGTTGTCAGCCACGATCATGTCAGGGCGGTCAGTACCACGCACCAACTGCACAGCCACACGGTTCATGTAAGACTGGATGTTGGCAGAGGTAGCAGCAGCGCCGCCGTCAGTGGTAGCGTCGAACGCCACGTTACGCCAGAAGCTCCATGTTGCACGGTTAATGCCGCCATAAGTGCCAGAGGTAGGCGAAGTGGAGATAGCAGCAGCCAAACCGGTGATGTCCTTACCAGAGTTGCCAGTACCGTCAGAGTACACGCCAGCGCTGATCTGGTTCATCAACTGAGCTTCGGCAACTTGCACACGGCCTTCGAGCATATCAATGATTTGCTCTTTGCCAGCATTCTGGAGTTGCTCCAAGCCAGAGATAGACACAGCAGCAGCGTACTGCTTCAGGTCGAACTGAGCCGCAGAGATTGGGCTGTTCGGGGTGATGTCGATTGTGTCGTAACCGGAATACGAAGATGCGTTCAGGGTAGAGGCATCGTTGTACATCAGTTCCTGCAAAATCACGTTACCACCGGAGAACGGCTTGACGTTGCCGCGCTCTTTCAGTTTCGCCAGCAGTGCGTTGTTACGGGTTACGGAGTCCGCAAGGGTTCCGCTACGAGATTGGATTGTGGTCGAAATAATATCCGACAAGTTAGCAAAAGTTGCCATGGTTCAGGTTCCTTTAAATTGAATTAGCCAAATTGACTCGCAATCAAAGATCGCAAATCGCTTCCATTGGTCTGTACGCCGCCAGCGCTAGGACTAGACCCCTTCACCGATACCGCCGCAGTTTTTGCGCGTAGGGCTTGGGCTTCTGCCATTGCCTTTTTCTGAGCTTCTGACCGTTGCTGTTCAATCAGGGATTGCCTGATGTCTGGATTCATCCAAACAGCCTTCTCGTATGCATCTTGCAGTGATGTGGCTTTGCCGGTCTCCAGCAAATCAGCCATATCATTGCGCACAGCATCGAAGTGTGCGTTCCCAGCACTAGCAAACTGCTCTAACTCGTGATTAGCGCGGGTTTGCTCTTGCTGTTGAATTGAATTATGCCACTGTGCCTGAGTTTGACGCAATTCATTTAATTGCTGCATCAAATACTGGGTTTGCGGGTCATATTGCGGGGGATTCTGGATTTGCTCAAGATTAACACCGTACTGTTGTGCTAGTTGTTGGAAATACTGCGCTTTAGTGGCTGGGTCAGAATATCGCAGAGTATGGTCAGCCTTCAATAGATGACCGATAGCTGTAGGCGCATCCACTCCGAGGCTTTGGAATGTTTGCTGATAAGGGGCAATTACTGCCTCATATGCTCGAGCCTTTTGCGCGTGGGTTTTAAATTCCTCTACGCCACGGTGAAAATCAGATTCGCGCCGGTTTGCCTCGTTGGTCAGAATCCGCACTTCCTCGGGTGTCAGTGCTTCGCCTCGCTCGGCCTTGAGGTAAGCCTCTTGTGCGGCAGGCTTCCAACTAGACGGGGCCTTGATTGGCTTTGGCTCATCCTTTGGAATCTCTGGCGCAGTCTCTTTTGCCGCAAATCGTCCAGCTTCATCCCTAGCACGTTGCTCGGCTGTTGTCTCTAAGGGTTTATCCTCAGTGACGGATTCAGATGTATTGACTACAGTTTCAGTCTGGGAGACTTCATCCGTTTTATCTTCAAAAGCTGATTCAAGGGCACTTCGTAGGTCTGACATAAGAGGTTTTCTCTTTCCTTTGGTTGATTAACCTAGAACCGAATTAACGGCGTTGATAATGTCTCGTTTAATAGTCGGGTCTTTTTTTGGCTCTGGAGGTTTGAGCTTCTCATTGCCAAGCTCTATTAGCCCGTTCTTTCTCAAGTGCTCACGATGCGCAGAGCGTGAGCTAATCCATTCGCCCGTTGCCTGAGATTGATACCCGCCAATATCGGGAATGACGTAATTCACCCTCGGGGGGCGTGCGTGCATCTCTTGTTTGAGTTGCCACTGCCTCTCACCTTCCTCGCCGGATAGGTTCCAAAGCTCAAGCCATTTCTCTTTATCTGTCTTTTCGGTCATAGCAGCATCAAGATTTCTATATCTTCCTCATCGTCTGCGATTCTGCGCAATTCTAAAGCAATGAGTATCTGTTTAGCTACATATAGCTGTCGCTCTGCGTTTTGCGCAATTTGTGTGTAGTCAATCTGCGGATATTCGCGTTTAACTGCCTCTTTTACTTCTTCTGGCGCTATCTCTGGCTGCTCTTGCACCAGTTCGATGACTTCCTCTAGCTTTGGCTTCTTTTTGTGGAGCTTTTCCCACTGTTTGTGCCAATACCCGTCATGGGTATCCTGCATCAACTGGCCTAGCATTGCCGAGCCGTTGATAACAGCGCCAGAGCCTACCAATGCGCCGGATGTGGCGTGTACAACTGGAGTGCCTGAGCGTGCGGCAGTTCCTGAGATTGTTGCACCTTGCCCTGCCAATATGCCGCTTGTTGCATGCGGTACGTTGTGAACCGCAGTTCCGGCAATAACGGATCCTTGGCCGGTCAGTACACCCGATGATGTGAAAGCACGGAATCGCGCCGCAGTGCCGGATAGGGTAGGCCCCTGCCCAGTTAGCGTGCCGGATGTGTCGTGCGTTGTAAAGCCTGCGCCTCTAGCTGCGCTACCGACAATGGTTGAGCCTTGGCCTACCAATGCACCACTAGACGACATAGCCCTGAATCGCGTAGCTGTGCCAGCGATAGAGCCAATCTGACCTGTCAGTGCGCCGCTAGTACCATGAACCGCGATGTGTGCCGCAGTTCCCGCTACGGTAGATCCTTGACCTGTTAGCGCTCCCGATGTGGCGTGAGTTGTCGCACCTCCAGAAGCCTGCTTTACCTCAAGCGCCGCATAAATCGAGTTGAGATATATCGTGTCCGTAGACGATGGTGCGAGTACGTCATCCCATGTGTAGCTCGCCGTGGTGCTGCCCGTGCGGACAGATACAGAGCCACCATAGACACCCGCTAGGTTTGCAGTGTCCAGACGTGTGACGCCTGAGCCGTCTGTCTGATAGATGTTTCCTGAGCCTGCGACTGTCGCAGTGATAGCAGCCAGCACATCAGACGTAGCAGCCGGTGCGCCCGACAAGGTTGGCGTCCATGCGCCATCAGTCGGGCCGTTATTAGCCGAGCCAGATACGCCTAGCGTTGTGCTTGCGTTCTGATAGACGATAGGCAGCAGCGTGAGTGCCGCGAATCCGCCCGGTGGAGCCGATGCCGCCGTAGCCGTGAAAGTAAACGTGCCGCCTGTCGTGAAGTAGGCGGTGTGAAACCAAATACGCTGAGAGTATTGGTCAGCCTGTGACGGTGTAACTACCCGCTCAGTCCAAGTCGCTGCCGCGCCACTATTGGTGATCGTCAGTGGCGATACGTCAGACACATCCCGCATGGTCTTGGTAATCAAGACAACAAGGCTGTTGTCTGGAATGACCATTGACCCGCTAGTTACGGTCGTGCCATTAGACGATACGCGGGTGCCTACCGTTCTAGATAGGGCAGGCGTTCCCGAAGGCTGATTAAATAGTAGTAACAGCGACATTCATTGTTCTTTCCGTCGCTAGTTAGTTCGGCAAATAGATGTATTGAATCGCGGTTATGGTGAAACTCGGAGTAGTGCCGCCAATAGTCCAGACTACGCGCCATGTACGGGGAATAACCATGCTGCAAGTCGCGGTGGTTCCCGTAGTGGCTACGCCTGCGGTAGTTGCCACGCCGGGGTAGATCATGATGCCGTACTGGCCTGTAGCAGTCAGTGAGGCCGTGGTCGCACCGGGTACGTCATACCAAGTAGTACCTGCATCGGTAGAACCCTGAACCTTGATAACGCATGTCGGGCTAGTTCCTGTCACCGCGCCCATGTTCACCACGATCTGCACACCCTTGTTGCCGACGTTGGTGATGGTTGCGCCGTTACCTGTGGCAGTCTTTGCACCAGTGTCACCAGTGGTAAGGGCTGTAGACATACCCCGTTGACGGTCCCACGAAGTACCGTTGAACGTCAGAGCAGCCGCGCCAATCTGGGTTACTGTCGGGTTAGCCAGAGCATCGGCAGAAGCCGCCGCAGTTGGATAGCCTGTTACTGTCGCAGTGGTCTGCAAGTTGGCAGCGGTGTTGCTTGCCACTAGGTTGACCGTTGGCGTCCATGTCTCCGTGCTGATACGGGTAAACGCTTGGATAGAACCGCCTGTAATGGTCGATGCAATGCGCAGACGCACGAAGTTACAGCGAATGGCAAACGAATAAATGATCTGCGACGCCGTGGCAGTGATGGCCGCAGTGATAGGAACACCTGTCACCAATGCAGCGTTAAACACAGGCAAGGCAATCCAGTTCACGTTATCGTTTGACTGCTCGAAGATAAACGTACCCGCTGTGCCTGTAGACACCACCTGCACCGATGCCGCACGATAGCCGGACACGTTCAATCCAGCAGTGCCGGAGGTAGGTTGCAGGATGTTGTTGACGGTAGCGGTCTGTGCAGATGCACCTGTCAGCACCAAAGGCAACTCAGTGACCGGCATGATGCCTGAGCTGTCCGAATCGCCTAAGTCGCCATAAGCGGTATTCAGGTTGAATGTCGTGGTAGTAGACGCGCCGGTATTGGTTGCGCTAACCCGCACATAGTTACCGTTTAGCGTAAACGAACGGCCAAAACCTACACCTGCGGACACGTAGAACACAATATCAGGTACTGCGCGTGTGCCTGCCAAGTCAATAAACTGGCTAACGGTCAGCGTCATCGGCTGATCGCTAGTCATCAGCAGGGATATGCTTGGCTGATCTAGCGCGGTCTCGATGACACCGGTAAACGTAGCAGCGGCTGCAAGCTGTACAGTGCTAGAGTTGTTTGTCGAGAATCGAAAGATTGTGGCGTTGTTGCTGGTGGGCAGTGGGTTTGTAGCGTCCACATCCACGGCAGAGCCATCCGAACCCCACGAGGGTTTAACTCGTTGGTATTGAATGCCCCCGATGTCGTCCGTGGCTACCGCAGAGCCAGTGCCGGGTAGGGTTACGTTATCGGCCATGTTATGCGCTCAGTGCGGTGTAGGTCAGAGAGGAGCAGGACACGGTATCGCCGTCTACCCACATATCGGGCCAATGACGATTACCTTTTGATGTGTTTGCTTTTTCAGGTATTACTTGCATATTTGCCTCGCAATGAAGTCCGCATACGGTCTTGCTAACCAACGGAACGATGTGATCTACGTGCCACTTAAAACCAAACATTTGTGAGCGCAGCCTTGCAAGGTGATACGCCTCACGCATAAAAAACTCATTTGCCCAAGCTGGTGTTGCTTGTTTTGCGACGCTGCGCTTTTTAGATTCGCGCTCAGCACAAACATGCAGGTTTTTCTTCACCCAATTTGCAGTCAATTCTAACGCTCGCTCAGGATTTGCAGCTCGCCACGATGCAGCATTCTTTGCATGGCGCTCTTTATTCGCCTTTGCCCAAGCTATTGCGCGCTCGCTATTCTTCTTTATGTTTTCTCTTGCGTACTGACGATGACGCTCACGCAAAATATCTCTACGCTCAGCGTAATATGCAGCCGCGTTTTCTTTGGAGCATTGAACGCAGCATCTTGTGCTTTGCTTACGAAGACCGCCCAAATCTGGGTGTTTTTCGCACACAGATCCGATGTAAGTAGCGGCTTGCTTTCTCATTACGCAGACAAAGCCGTGTAAGTTAGTGAGCTGCAAGAAACCGTATCTCCTGCGGCAACAGTTAGTCCGTTAGTCATCACGATGTCTGACGCAGATGCCGCCACAGCGCAGTGGACGCACACAGTACCACCCGAGGTTTGCAGTGTTGCCGTGGCTACCGGAGAAGCGTTGCCGGTTGCATTGGTGTCGCTGGTGATCGCGTTAGCCGTTGCCGTGCCTGCCGATGCTGCACCGAATGGGGTTGCACTCATCACCAGAGTGGCTACAGCCGTGCCCGGAGCGCTTACCGTGCCAGTCAAGCGGAAAACTAGCCGTGGCGATGCGCCTAGCTGTCCAGTCACGTAATCGGTTGCGCCGTTGCGAATTGCGGTTGTGTGAGTTACTGCCATGATTATTCCCCTTTGACTTCGGTTTGTGCTTGAAAGAATGC